CTCTCGTATAGAAATACCCCCCGTCAGGAGTCCCACAAGTCAAAAAAGGGTGCTATATTTCGCAGCAATTCACGGAGTGCCTTCTTTCCTCCTATGGACAACCCGAGTACTGCTGAGTACGTTCCAGACATCGACCACGATGTCCCACTTCCGGCTAACGCCACGGAAGCCATGCCTGAGCTTTCCGCTCGCGAAGAGTTGGATATGCGGGCTAGGACAGTCAAGCTGCTGTCTGATCTGACGGGCAACCCCATCGAGCCAAGCGAAGCCGAGAGAGGCAACGCGATTGAACTGGCGAGAAAGATGATGACGGATCCCACGCAGGCCCCGGCCCTTGCCAATTACTCCAATCCAACCATTGCATACCTCGCAGGTATGGTGGCTCAGCACGACACGCTGGTCGTGGAAGAGTTGTCCAAGCTCAAGATCTACGTGGTCAACAAGCTTGTTGCCGAGACTGAACACCCCGACGGGAAGATTCGCATGGCTGCGCTACGCAGTTTGGGCGAAATCGACGGTGTCGATGCGTTCAAGAAGCGCTCCGAGATGACCGTCAAGCAACAATCCATCGAAGAGGTGGAAAAAGAGTTGCTTGAGACACTGGAGAAGCTGGAAAAACGCACTGTGGATGTTCAAGCGAGGGTCATTGCGCCCCCTCCCGGCGATGAAAATCACGCCTGAACAGATCCAAACCCTGAAAAACCTCCTGCCGACCATGTCGCTGGAGGACAAAAAGCGTACTTTAGAGCTATTAAAGGCTTGGGACGCGGAGTCTGCGCAGATTTTGGGGCGAGATTCCTTACTTTCCTTCGCGGATCACGTCTATCCGGGGTACAAGGTCGGCCCGCATCACCGCAGACTGGCCAAACTGTTCGAAGACATCGCTGCCGGACGCAAAAAGCGGGTGATCGTCAACATCGCGCCCCGTCACGGCAAGTCAGAACTCATCTCGTACCTCGCGCCCGCATGGTTTTTGGGGAAGTTCCCCCATAAAAAGGTGATCATGGCCTCCCATACCGCCGATCTGGCGGTGAACTTTGGCCGTCGGGTGCGAAATCTGGTCGGATCGGACTCGTACAAGGACATTTTCCCGCAGGTTGAGCTTCAGGCGGACTCAAAGTCGGCTTCGCGCTGGGGAACCAACTTCCAAGGCGAGTATTTCGCGATCGGTGTGGGCGGCGCGCTCGCTGGCCGGGGCGCAGACCTGTTCATCATTGACGACCCGCACTCAGAACAAGAGGCCAAACTGGGTAAACCGGACGTTTTCCTGCCCGCATGGGAGTGGTTTCAGTCTGGCCCTATCCAGCGTTTGATGCCGGGCGGGGCGATCATCGTGGTGATGACAAGGTGGTCGAAACTCGACCTGACCGGGCAGATTCTGAACCAGATGGCCCGCGAAGAGGGTGTTGAGCCGTGGGAGGTGATGGAGTTCCCGGCGATCCTGAACGACAAGCCGCTGTGGCCTGAGTTCTGGTCGATCGAGGAGCTTTTGGCCAAGAAGGCCGGGATGGACGTGCGCTATTGGGAAGCGCAGTATATGCAGAACCCGGTGTCTGAGGAAGGTGCACTGATCAAGCGCGAGTGGTGGCAGATCTGGGAGAAGGACAGCCCGCCTCAGTGCGAGTTCATCATCATGTCTCTGGACGCGGCGCAGGAGGCCAACAACAGGTCTGACTACAACGCCCTGACGACGTGGGGCGTGTTCATGAACGAGGAGACGGGCTCGTACAACATCATCCTGCTCAACGCCATCAAGCAGCGCATGGAGTTCCCGGAGCTTAAAAAGTTAGTCCTTGAGCAGTACAAGGAGTGGGAGCCCGACGCGTTCGTGGTGGAGAAGAAGTCCAACGGCGCGGCGCTGTATCAGGAGCTTCGGCGCATGGGCGTGCCTGTGGGAGAGTTTACTCCGGGCAAGGGCCAAGATAAGATCAGCCGGGTCAACGCCGTTTCCGATATGTTTTCTTCGGGAATGGTATGGGCCCCCGACAGGCGCTGGGCTCGGGAAGTCATTGAGGAGTGTAATGACTTTCCCAGTGGAGTCAACGACGACTTGGTGGACTCGACGACACAAGCCCTGATGCGGTTCAGGCAAGGTGGGTTCATCAGGCTGCCGTCCGACGAGCCCGAAGAGATTCAATGGTTCAAGAGCCCTCGTAAAGAGCGCTTCTACACGGTGTAAGGACTAAATATGGCCACGAGTTCAATGGACAAAAGCCTGTACCAAGCCCCCATGGGGCTGGAGGCGGCGCTGGGCGAGCCGGAGATCGAGATTGAGATCGAGAATCCCGACGAGGTGAACATCGGCGTTGACGGGCTGGAGGTCAGTCTGACCCCTGAGCCCAAGGCAGGCAGCGATAAGTTTGATGCCAACCTCGCCGAGGATATGGACGAGAGCGCTCTTCAGAGTCTGGCCGAAGAGTTGGTCGATGACTTTGAGAAAGACATCAACGACCGCAAGGACTGGATGCAGACCTACGTGGATGGTCTCAAGCTCTTGGGTCTGAAGTATGAGGAGCGCACGGAGCCGTGGAACGGAGCGTGCGGTGTGTTCCACCCGATGCTCACTGAGAGTGTCGTTCGCTTCCAGTCTGAGGGGATCACTGAGACGTTCCCGGCGTCGGGCCCGGTCAAGACGGTGATCATTGGCAAGGACGGCCCGAAGAAGGAAGAGGCCGCTGCCCGCGTGCGCGCGGACATGAACTATCAGTTGACTGAAGTCATGTATGAGTACCGGCCTGAGCACGAGAAGATGCTGTGGAACCTGCCAATTGCAGGCAGCGCGTTCAAGAAGGTCTACTACGATCCGAGCCTTGGCCGTCAGGTGGCGGTGTTCATCCCCGCTGAAGACATCGTTGTGCCGTACGGCGCGTCCAATCTGGAGACGGCTGAGCGTGTGACGCACGTCATGCGTAAGGTGCCCAACGAGGTTCTCAAGCTGCAGGAGGCTGGGTTCTACCGTGACGTTGAGTTGGGTGAGCCCTCGTACCAGCTAGACGACATCGAGAAGCAGAAGGCTGAAGAGATGGGCATGAGCGCCATCGACGACCCGCGTTTCCGTATTCTTGAGATGCACGTCAACCTCGACCTCAAGGGCCACGAGGACAAGGACAAGAAGGGCAAACCCACGGGCATCGCGCTGCCGTACGTGGTGACTATCGAAAAAGGCACTCGCAAAGTGCTGGCGATCCGCAGGAATTGGTATGAAGAAGACAAGCTCAAGCTCAAGCGACAGCACTTCGTACATTACCAGTACATTCCCGGGTTTGGTTTCTATGGCTATGGCCTCATCCACCTCATTGGGGGCTATGCAAAGAGCGCGACGATGCTCATTCGCCAGCTTGTTGACGCTGGCACTCTGTCTAACCTCCCCGGTGGTCTCAAGTCCCGTGGACTGCGCATTAAGGGTGACGACACCCCCATCGCGCCGGGAGAATTCCGAGACGTAGATGTGCCGTCCGGCTCGATCCGCGACAACATCCTGCCCCTGCCGTACAAGGAGCCGAGCCAAGTTCTGTACACCCTGTTCGATCGGATCGTGCAGGAGGGCCGGGCGTTTGCTTCGTCTGGTGACATGAACGTGAGCGACATGTCCGCTCAGGCTCCGGTGGGCACTACCTTGGCCATCCTTGAGCGCACGCTGAAGGTGATGGGCGCAGTTCAAGCCCGGATGCACTACACGATGAAGCAGGAGTTCAAGCTCCTCAAGACCATCATCGCTGACTACACCGCCGAGGACTACAGCTACGAGCCCGAGGAGGGTGACGCTCGGGCCAAGCGCTCTGACTACGACATGGTGGAGGTGATCCCCGTGTCTGACCCCAACGCTGCGACGATGGCGCAGAAGATCGTGCAGTACCAAGCTGTGTTCCAGCTTGCTCAGTCGGCCCCGCAGTACTACGACATGCCCCTGCTGCACCGCCAGATGATCGAGGTGCTGGGCGTGAAGAACGCGGCCAAGCTCGTGCCGATTGAAGAGGACATGGTGCCGACCGACCCGGTGACGGAGAACCAGAACCTGCTGACCCAGAAGCCGGTCAAGGCGTTCATCGAGCAGAACCATCAGGCGCATATCCAGACACACATGGCTGCGATCCAGAACCCGAGGATCCAGCAGTTGATGCAGATGAACCCGGCGGCTCAGGCGATCATGGCTGCGGCCATGGCGCACATCAACGAGCACATCGCGCTGGAGTACCGTCGTCAGGTCGAAGAGATGATCGGCTCGCCCCTGCCCGGTGAGGAGCAGAACAAGGAGATCCCGCCGGAGATGGCCGACCAGATCGCTGTGATGGTGGCGCAGGCGTCTGCGCAGATCACGCAGCAGGATCAACAG